CTCCATGTTTTCATCGTCTTTAATACTTTCAGCTATTTTTCTACCTGCAGCCATTCCAGCTCCAGCTGGAGTAAGCATACTAAGTTTTTCAACCATTTCTCCAAATCTATACCCTTGTCTTGGTATGTCCATGATACCACCCTCTGCTTTGCTATTATAAAATCTTAAATATTCTTGAGCGTTCTCATTCATCATAGCTGCTTCAGGATTTTTTTCATATAATTTTAACCAACCTTTGTAGTTAGGATCTTCTGAATAATCTTTCATAACCATCTCTCCATCTTCATATCCTTCTCTTGGTATGTCAGCTAGTCCACCACCTGCAAAAGGTCTTACAAATCTTTGTTGTGGCATAAAATATAATGCAGAGTTTGTAGGGTCTTTATAATAATCTCTAGCTTGTTGTCTAATAGATTCAATACTGCTTATCGGACCAGTAAATGACTCTTCTGGTTCTTCTGGTTCTTCCTCACCCATAAAGAATGGTGCAGCGATTGCTGAACCAATACCTAATCCAGCCAATACTCTAGGTACACTAATGGCTTCACCTGCTTCACCACCTACTCTAAATAAATTTCCTAATGTTTCTAATTTACCACCTGATCCAAGAAGTTTTCCAATACCACCTACATTTCCAAATATACCTTTTGCAGCTCCACCAAGAGAAGCCCTACCAAATAGACCACCAAAACTAGTCCCTGGTATTCCAAAACCCACGGCTCCCAATAATGCAGCTTTACCTAAAGGTGATTTAATAACTTTCTTTACAGCACGTTTGGCTTTCTTTACAATCTTACCTAGAAAATAGCCTTGTCTTGGCTCATCTAGTGTCATAATTCCACCCATGTTACGAAGTTGTCTTTCCATATTCATCCTTGAAATTGCCATAGTTTATCCTTTTTATCGCCTTTTTCTCTCATAATCAATCATATATATCTACAAGGTCAGTTAGTCCACCCATCATAAAACCTGTTCTGCCTCTACCAGTTCTATTACTTACTGGGCCACCATCTGAACCAATACCAAATCCCATTCCAGAATCAAAAGATTGTTTTCCTTGACTATCTAATCCATAATTATTTGGTCCGTGTATATTAGGATCATATTGTCTTCTTGATTCTGCTCTAGATGCAGCCGCTGCTGCTTCTGCAGCCGCTGCCGCATCTCTCTCTTTTTGTTCTTCTATTTCTCGTAATTCTTTTTGTTTTTGTCTGTAAAAACCTATTTTTGTTTTTCTAAAATCTGATAATTTATTAAACTCATCTTCATCCATATCTTCATACTTGCCAACAAAATCATCTACATAATCTGCATAATTACCCATCAAAGATCTTGTGTTTATTCCATAAGGGTCTTTAGATAATCCAGATTGATTATCACCAAATACTGTTGGGCCTGTGTAACCCATATTCATTTTTATAAATTCCTGATCTGCTGGAGATAATGTATCAAATCTATCTAAAGCATTAGCTATAAAACTAATAGGACCGAATCCTTTAACTCTACCCATAAAAGATCCAACTTTGTCTCTAAAACTTTCAATACCACCTTGAATTTTACCAGCTCTAGTTAGTTCTAAAGGAACATCTGTGTCAGTTCCAATATATTCACCTAAGTCTGGACCCGTTAGTTCTTGTTCTCGATAGCTTGGAAAACCCATAAAAGTTTTATCAAGTTTACTTTGATATAAATCATCTACAAGCGGGGTAGGTTGATTACGAAAATAATTTTCTTTAGTAATTTTATCATAATCTGTTATCAAATCATTTACTCCACCGGTGTATGTTTCACCACCCCCTCCGCCCATGTTCATAGGCAGTGTGGTTATACCTGCTGAAACAGGTGATGCCACTGTTTGAGATTCTGGCATTTGAAAAGGACTTGCTAAATACCTATCGAAAGGTACAAAGTTAAATCCTGCATCTCTTATTCTCTGATCTGTTGGGTCCAGTATCATTTAGTCTCTCCAAATAAATCAAGACTTGGCATTACTACCTTGATGTCTCTTCTAATATCTTCTTGAGGAATTCCTTTTGCTTTCCATTCCTCATCATTCTTGTATATCTCACCAGTCTTAAGATTGCTAATAGTTTCTATTATTTCTTTTGGCTCTAATACCGGTATATCTTTCATTATGCTGTTACCTCTCTTGGCTGTATTTCTAATATTGAGGCTATGACGTGCAGCTCATTCGCGTCAGCAGCCTGTACTTTAAGAACCTCACTCTCTTCCATTACAAGAGGTTGGGTTAAAAATTCTGTTGTTGCTTTAGATGCTATTGCCTTATCCTTAAATAGATTAAATATAGCACCACTAGAATCTACTAATGTGATCGTTATAGTGCTTCCTGATCCGGCATCCTCGGATACCAACAATGATTTTATTACAGTGGTTGTTGCCGATGGCACTGTATATAATGTTGTAAGATCAGTTGTTGTTAGATCTACTTTTTTATTTTTAAAACTATTAGCCATTAATTTAAAAAGAAGTTAAACGCTTCTATCTCCTGTTTTAATTCTTCTTGAAATGTAGAATTTAATTTTTCTACAATCGCATCAAGATCTCTGACCTGTGCTTCTGCTGTTGGCAGATCATACTCCTCACTGGGTCTTGTTAATACCTGTACTATCTTTGCCATTATTTCTTTTTAACTCCCTTAATTTTTTTCTTATTTAGTGATGCATAAAAAACTTGTTCACCACGTTTTTTACCATATTGTTTTTTCATAGACTTCATTATTTTTTTACCTTTTGTATTTAATGGCATTATCTTCTACCATCCGGTTGTATATCTAATCTAAAAGTTCCAAGCTTCCAACTCTGACTCGCTGCTGTGTTTGCTACTTTTAATGCAACAGCTCTGGCTCTTGCACGTGTATCTACTTTCTGTGTAGATGACGACACAGTAAAGGGGCCTAAAGATGAGCTAGCTCGACTATCGTTAGAATAATTTCTTAATAATAATGTAACCTGAGTATTACCGGTCTGTGATATAAAGTCTGGTATAAATCTTCTTATCTTCATTATAAACTCACCATCTCCTCTAAGGTCTGGCATCGCATTTGTAGAGCCTCTTAAGACCCTTTGAGTAATATCAAAATCTCCTGATTCTATATTTGCAACAATAGCAGTTGTTGTACCACCTTGAACTTGATCGGTTCCTGTTTCGTGTTCATAGTATATAGTAGATCCTTCAGTATTACCTACAACATCAAAAGATGAATCAACACTTGCATTATACTCTAGTGCATGAGGTTTACCAAATACTGCAGAATCTTCCCACATAGTTCTAGCAAGTGATCCTATTGTCCATACCGGTCTTTTCGGTGTTGAGTCAAAATAATTATATGTGACCATTCTGTTTACAACAGATGATCCTGTTGTTGGATAAAACCAAGTCACCTCACCAAATAGATTATTTAAACCTGCTGACACCATCTGATTACCTGATGATAGATTTATATTATCGTAAACAAAATCCTCTACTAAGCATGGTAATGATTCTAGTTTACCAGCATATCTAAAGAAACCATTCTCTGACATCCAGTATGCAGCACCATCAACCTCAACACATGCGTTCTGACCTGCTAGTCCACAGTTGGTTCCAACCTGTGCAAACGCAAAGGTAAACGGAGCTCCAACAAAACGTTGTGTAAATAATGATGTATCAGTCCAAACATAAATTGCATCACGACCTCTGATCGCTCCTCTGATCTGTGATCCGTCGGCAAGTCTCTGTGTACCAGCTGTGTTAGTTGCTGTAGGTGTGTATGTGTTTATATCCTCCTGATCTGAGAATCTTATAAACATACCGTCTTGTGTTGTGGCATCTCCAATAGTTGTCTCTGTTCCAAAGAATACTAAGTGACGATCCGGAGTGGATACTATCATATGTCTTGATGCAGTTGGTGCACCAGATATTATTGTAGCTCTAATATTTTCTGCATTTGATGCAGCAGAGTTCCACTCAAATACTGCACTGTCGTGTATAAGACAGATGGCCTTATCACCAAAATTATCTAGTGACCACATACCTGGTTCTAATACCAAGTCTCCTGATGCTGCCTCACCCCATGCTACAAAGTTTGTCGTGCTTGTGACTGTTGCTCCACCACTGTGTGCAGCTTTTGTCGTGCCTCTAACTTCCCTTGTCACACCAGTAAGTTCATTACCAGATATACCTGTGTAAGATATTTCCTCGTTATCTATTTTTATAAAATTTGTACCACTGTCTGGAAATTGTGATACGTCACCTAATATAATTCCTGTGGTTACAGTGTCGTTAATACCGTTTGTTAATGTTGTTGTAGGTTCACCTATGACTTCACCACCCCAAGTTCCAAGTGACCAACCAAAACCTTTTGCCTGTACTGCTGGTCCTACAGGATAATAGTGTTGTACCCTAATACCGCCTGATGTTGTTGCACCAGATCCGGACTCGTTAGATGGCATTGTGATTGTAATAGTTGTGCTTGTTGGAACGGTTGTAACCATAAATTTTTTATCATCAAAATCTGAAGCTGCAAAATTAGAATTAGTGATAGAACTAAAATTATCTAATAATATAATATCTTGCTCTCCTATACCATGGGCCCCACTAAAAGTTATTGTGACAGTTGACGATCCGTTAGTTGTGGTAAATGCACTTGTAAGTGTTGTTGTAGATTTTATTGGGTGTATGTCATAAAACACACCACCTGAGTATGCGTATAAAATCCTGTTTGTTCCAATGATTGCGTATTTTCTTGCTTTACTGTTTACAAAATGATGAAGACCTCTTCCAGCCCCTGTTAGTTTATCGTCACCGAGTTGTTTCCAACCACCTATTTTTTCAGGCGAACCATATCTAAATCTAACATTATCACAATCTACCCATTGACCCTCAGCTGTGGTCTCTGTAATTTGCTTGTTGATACCAGGTAGAAATCCTATTTTCTGTAACATATTTACCTTGCATTGTTTGGAATACCATTGCTATTAACAAAAGGAGATTCTGCAAATGCCGCATAAATTATTGTGCCACCACTATTATTTGGGTGTGAATTACTTGTTCTAACTTTAAAACCATTTGATAAAAAATCAAAATAATCTAAATTAGTATTTTCAGCACTATTATTATCTGCCTCTAATCTATTTTTTGTTACATTAAATCCGGGTCTTTTATTATCAAATAATCCCCATGAGTTTGAATAAGACTGTGGTTTTATCATAACAAAAGCTGGTTTAAATCCTGTGTAGACAAATGGACCGTCCGCATTTCCGTTTCCTACATATTGTCCAAATTTTGAATAACCTTGTTTTCCTGTAAAAGCATAAAACACAACTTCATAACCACTAGCGTTACCATAATTTCCACCACTTAAAGTAAAAACATTGGCACCGGGTGCCGTGTTATTTAACCAACCATCTGTAGTTTCTGATGAAGTTTGGTCAAGATACATGGCTTTTGTAGCACCCATTGAAGTATGAAAAACACCCCAGTTATTAGTATTGTTTCTTACTTTGACCAGTAGCCATTCTGGGGCAGCTCCCAATCCATGACCCACTGTTGCACCAGCGGTAGCGTTTGCGTTATAAGTTCCAACACTAAATCCTGCTGTTGTATTCACAGAAACAGAACTTGTTATGCTTCCATTACCATTAGATGATGCAGAGCCGCCAGCATTCCAACACCATGCTACATAATTTTTAGAACTACCATTAACATTATCGCTACCACCCATAGTGAAACCATCTGAACCGAAAGCAGTTAAAAATGTTGAAGCAGTGCTTTCAGCATCGCTGCCTTCAGCTTTAAGCTCTTTTTGAACCCCTCTAACAACATCATAAAGACTGTGCGCTCTTGCTTCATTACGTTGCTTTGCCCAGACCCAATCAGGTCGAAATCCTACACCAGTTATAGCTTGTGAACTGCCAGTACCTGTATAAAGTATAGGAGTAAAAAAAATTGTTGGGTCGTCTATATTTGTAAAAGCCATTATCCAAACTCCGCTAGGTTTTTTGTACAACAGGAATAAAATGACTTTGCTGAGCCATCACCTGTTATATTTGGTGAATATTCAAATGCACCATAACCATTGTCATCAGTCACAGCAGCATCTGCTAAAGATTGAAAACCATTTCCAAAATTAGCCTCACAAACCCTGGAGCCAGCGTTATTATCGCCAACGAAAAACATATAATGACCTGTTCCATTACTTGCTAAGGGCTCTAAATCTATCCCAGTGGAACTTTGTAGTGTTCCATCTTTACTAAAATAAGCTTTCATATTATCTAAATCCATATAAATTCCTATTATGTTTCCGTTACTATAACTTGCATAAGTAGCAAGAGTTGTTTGTCCACCTGAACCATTCCCCTCTTGCACTGCACCGCTCTCAAGATAACAAACAGTATGAGGTGTAACATCACCAGATTTACCATGTGAAGAAGTTTGAAATGATGGAGTTGGTGTTATACCACAAAGCTTTGCACCTGAACCAGATATATTATCTACCTCCATGTACCACTTCCCTTTAGTCATGGCAAAGGTGCTCGTGTTCATAGCCTCAGCACTAGAATTAGTTGTAACTTTTGTGCCACCTTCTCTTATAGTAGAGTTTGCAAAATAATTATCGGCTACATTTATGACTGCAAAATTATTTGTGCAGGTATCAGTGCATTGATCTAATTGATTGACAGTGCTTGCATTATTACCATTTCCTGATGAGTCTGCTCCTAAAGATCCTGAATTTTCGAACTTGTAATAAAATCCGAAAGATCCAAAAGTAAGATCAGATATATCTTTTGGTTTCCATACGTTAGGACTATCTGAATCATACTCTCCAAATTCTGTTGGGGCTAGTTGTTGACCATCAACAAATGCCATTTCACATAAGTAACCTCTATTTCCATTTTGATAACCATCACCGTTATCTTGGGTAAATCCTATTTCTATGTCTTTACCGTTTTTACTTGTTGGAAAGACTGTATCTTGTGGAATATCAGAGGTAAAAGTCATTGTCTGTTGTTCGTTATTAACAAAAAGTTTTAATCTATTAGCTGCTGTGCCATCAGTGGTGTCATAGGCAACCACGATATGGTACCACGCGGTAGGGTCACGAAATATAGCGTTACTAGTTGAAGTACCAAAATCTATATCTGGAGATCCACCCGCGCCTCTAAAACCACCATTTATTCTGTTATTAGTTGCAAGACTAAATAAAAATCTCTCTACACCATCGGAATCTGCTTTAGACATGTATAACCCTAATCCACTGCTGTTACCCTGTGTTTGCATTTTCCACCATCCAGAAAATGTGCCTTTTTTTTCATTCGTTGCGGTTCCACTATTTATTCTTAATAGTTTAGATGTATTATCATGTTCAAATCTTACAGAATTAGCAACTTCATATCCAGTGTCTTTTATGGAGTTAGTTCCAGGTATAAGTAATGACATTAGCTCTCCAATCTTGGAAATTCACCTAATGGTCTTGCTATAGTATCATCATCTTGTCGTG